CTTGTTGTCCATATGCAACTTTGCGTTCAAAGTTAAAACGTTCCTGATAGTTTTGGTTAGGTTCTAAATTTTTAGTAAACGCACGTTCTTCGCAATTCCTATCAGTTGCACATAATGTATAGACACATCTAAAGCCATATACTTTATTTGTAGGATTAGTGACAGAAATATAATGTGTTGAACGAATGATGAATGGAATATTGGGTCTTGCATTTTCCTGGTCTTTATAAGCTTTGGTGATCACATAATCTGATGTAGCGAAGGCATTATTATAAATAGTAGTTATATCAGTAATAATTACAAATATCATACCTGCAAGACATATTTTATATATTTTATTTTTCATTTTGGTATTTCCATTAATTGATTTTCAATACTAAAAATTATAATTTCGGCGCGGGCATTAGCCTCATCATGTTTACAAGCAATTTCATATATTTTACAGACAAAATCTTCATGTATCTCTGAAATAGATGGTAACGAAATGCCTAATTCACCAACAGAATAAGCTGGATGTTTTTCCCGTGGATCATCTTTATATTCTTCGCCAACTTTTACTTTCCATTTTACTTTCGATGTGTCTAAGCAAACATCTACCCACCAAAATAATCCATTATGCTTAACACCTAATTCATGTAATTTTAGAGATAATTCTCGCGAGCATACTTCATCTTCTAATTGCATTATTCTTCCTTTATTTTTATTTTATATAATTCAATTTCATTTTTTAATTGTTCTTTATCACCTTCTTGTATTAACCAAACCAACCTAAATAAAGTATTGCCTAATGATAAAAAATCACGTGATGTTCTTAATTTATGATCATTATGTATTAATTCCGCATATTCTTTAATTAACTTGCAGCGCATGAGTATCTCCTTACTATCTTTTTCCATAAAACATAAATGATGACTATAGGTATCATTACTAGAATCATAGCGAATGGAATCCATAATGGCGCGCATACCCACCACCATGACCATGTAATAACATTACAGAGTTTTAATACTAGAAATATGATGAATAATAAAAATGGTAGACCACTTACTTCTAATTTCATTTTTTATCCTTAATAAATTGGAACAAGATCCGAATTGCACGGATTACTAGTATTTTAAAGACTGAGTTACGAGTTTCTATGCCTATTCTCTCGTATTATCTTCTATAGTAGGAGGGCTTAGCCCATCTATTTCCCCTAAAGGCTCTATTTTACCATACTCACTAGTACACGTCTGGTTGCTTGTCACTGTCCAAGCTGCTTGTTCCATAAAACTGGCGGGGCATAAAGAATATAAACGATGACCTATATTCATTGTGCTACAAACTCATGCCCCATAAATTGGTGGGCTATTTTCCCTACTAGGATTCGCACCTATCTCATTCCGCGGAATGTCGACTCTATCAAATTGTAAGTATCGTCGCCCATAAAATTAATGCTTTATATCATTCATATACTGCATTTGAAAGCCATTTTTATTTAATGATTCTATTATGTCATTCACTATTTTCCTGACACTCATTTCTGATTCTAAATTAGGTTTATCAGATAGAGTGATTGCCCACAATAGTTGACAACTCAACGATGATAAATGCGCAGCAATAATTATCTCTATTAAGTTTAATACGGTTTTGACATTTTCCAGTTCTGCATCCCATTGAGCGCTACAGGTTCCTAGCAGCGCTTTGGTTAGGGATTTTGTTATTTCTTCCTTTGTCATGATTTTATTATTCCACTTTTATTATATTCATCTTTTATATACCAAATTGCTTTTTCTAAATCATGTAAATGATCTAATGGATCGCCTTTTAATCCGTAACGCCATAAGTATTTTATGGCGTTTCCTATATTGAAACTTAGATGACGAGTGACATCGATACATTCTATTGTCCTACCACATCCACACTGAGCCTTAGAGCTATTATAATGCGGAGGATGGTTTATATTATCTGCTTCCATGAATTATCCTCTTCAAAAAGGAATATCGTCATTAATAAAATCATTCTTAGTAATAGTCGCTACATTCTTTTTCTCACCCTCAAAAATGTAATCTTCTACACCATTCTTGTCGGGATAATACCCACCATTAGGATTTTGTTTCCCTTGCTGGAAAATGATAGACACTTTACCCGACTGGTTAGGACAATCATTTTCATTGAACTGTCCATCTAAATACTTTTGCTCCAGTCCCACTGATTTACAAAAGTGCAGAGTCTTCCACATCATTTTAGGTGTCGCAACTAAATAATCAAATATATGGAATTCTTTTCCATTATCATCCCATACACAGAGTTTAAGCTGTATCATGGGATTGCCCTTGCTAGATTGTTTAGCCTCCACTTCTAATACCTGGAAGTTATAAACTCCAGGCTCCATCAGAGGGAATGATCTTTCTTTCTCACATTGTTCTTCGGTCATAACATTATAAGCAAACATTAGGCAGCTTCTCCATTTATTGATTTCAATTTTTCTTTCATTAATTTAATGGCATCATCTAAATCTTCTGCTTGAACGAATATAGTTTTATCACTTCCATCGCCAAGAAATATACAATAGCCATCTGACCAGCTTTCATAGTTGTGATATGGTCTTGTGTTGAATAATTCAAATCCACATATCTTTTGTATCGTCACTTGCACATGATTGCTACAAAATCCCTTTACCGGAAAACATTTTCTAAGCTCTATATCTAAAGTATTTAATTCATTAAATGGTTTATCACTCATGCCGCCTCTCCCTTAACTTGGGAATTTAAGTAATCAATCGCACGTTGTATATAATCCTTGCTCATTTCTTCTACTTCCTGAGCTTTAGCATTACGTAACCATTTCTGTTTATCTTCATCAGAGATATTTAATATCTTGGTGAGTTGGTTATATTGTCTAATCTGTTCAGGTGTCGCTAATTCTTCCTGTTGAGATTCACGCTTAAATATCTCTTCACCAAATAAAGACTTAATCAGGTTATAACCATTATCAAAATCTAGTGAGGTATTTGTTTCCATTTCTGTATAGCGAGACTTTTCTACAAATAACTTTCTAAATTTACCCTGTAGACGTAAATGCCAGACTGCACCGAGCGAATAAGCCATCTTGTCACTGATATCGAATGTTTTACCCAACTCTTTACCATCAGCGTATTTTACTTTTTCATGGGAGACACACAGTATATTCATATCTAGGCGGCTTAACAAAATACCTAATTGGAATATAAGTCTTTTGACCTTAGCAAGATTCGCACCATATTCCGTTCCTTCTGATTCACCTTTGGCTTTTAGTGCTAAACGTTCGGCTTCCATTTGTGCCATCCAAGCATAGGGGAAAGAGATAGAATCTATCACTAATGTTTTGTAATTATGTTTAGTCTTAAGTAATTCCTGTACCTCTTTAATGATTTCACCTAATTCTGTCAGGTAAACTAAATCACCTTTGTTGTCGTGAATCATCTTTACATATTGTGGGTAATCCTCTAATCCTTCCGTATCAATGTAATACGTATCAGGAAAGGTACAGCAAAAATGTGTTTTACCTGCACCCTTATCAGCATAGATAAGGGCTTTTACTCTTGGTTCCTGTATAACTGGTTTTTTTGCTCGCAGACCCATATTAATAATCTCCCATACAACAATCACAAATAGTTTCACCGTCTTCCTTGTTTACATCATATTCCTGGCATGATTCACATTTCACATCGTCTATGTTATCCATCATTAGCGCCTCGCTAGATAACGTTCACCGTTATCCTTGTACTGATGGACAACTAGATTATGTGCCTCTATAAAACCTGTCTGGAATTCTTCCTCTAACTCTCTAACATATTCTTTTAACCAAAAATTAAGATTGGCTCTTTCTTCTTCGATGGCTTCTTTAACTTGCGACGGACGGGAAAATATTGATTGGTACTCTTCAATATATCCCTCAAAGAAATAATACTGTTTAAGATATTCTTGTTGTAAATGGGAGGGGAGATCATCGAGCGTGATAAAGATACATCCATTTTTATATTCTCCATATTCCTTGACTAAACTTTTTACAAATGCAATGAAACTTCTTTCGTTCATTGACACACCATCCTTAGTGCTGTCTATATATTGCCAATCGTTACATATTTGTTGTATAGTTCTTGCCTGCATAAATTATCTCCTAAAGGTTTTTTATTGCACGTTGGGGGAAGTGTCGGAGCTTCTCCTAACATTTATTTACTTTTACTTGTTTCCTTCCTAGATAAATCTTCCAATATTTCTTGTACCACTTTCTGTATTGTTGTTTCTTTATCCACACTTAACTTCTTTAAAAACTTATAACAATCTTTATTTATCTTAATGTTACTGAGATTTTTTATATCTACATCCATCCTTATAATTCCTTATAATATTATATAGTTTTATATTGTTATGATTTAATTAATGTTATATCGCGACATCGCTATTTGTCAACACCTTTTTATATTCATTTATTTTATTCTTAACTAAATCTCTGATTAATTCTGACATGGGCATTTCATTTAAGTAAGCCATTTTTCTTAATAAACGGTATGTTTCAGGCTCAAACCTGACAGGGAGAATTTTGAAGTCACTCATTTTATTTGTCCTTTTTAATTATAAGTAGTATGATACCTGAGATATATGAGGCATTCAATAGAAAATATGAAAAATAAGAGGTATTTATGTGGATAAGATTTAATGATGGCTATATTAATTTTGATTGGATTTCGCAGATTGATACTTGTATAGAAGATGATAGCTATCTAATCGTTGTGTGTAATTGGGAAAAAGTATGGATCGAATGGCAATTTAATTCCAGAGAAGAGCGTGACAAAGAATATGACCGAATCATTGCGGAGCTAAGAGGCGAGAAGTAAGATGAGATAAGATATTTTATATCTAAAGGGTGGGTTGCGCCACCCTCTAAAACGTTAATCCATTAACAAAGTATAGGATAATTGTAATGCATTATTAATCTAATGCAAGACTCTCTTATCCCCATAGGATAGAAAATGTATGATTTCATAAATAAATT